TCTTCCGTGCCTACAACACGAATAAATGTTACTCCGGATTCAAGATAATCTTTACAGTGCTTTTGTGCATAGAATATCTTCTCTATTAAGCTAAATTCTTTTTTTGAGTCGAATCCGACCGGCGCTATATTATTAGTACACCACTTTAAAGTTATGCCCATCAAAGTAAATTCGTTCTATATATTTTCTCCAGAATGCGCGCTTATTTTCTGGAGTTAGCTTAGAATAAAGCTCTTTTACGTCTACATCATGTAATTCAAGCAGTTTGTTCGTTTTAGGTTTCATCTCTTGTTTAATAGCTTCAATCTCGTCTTGAAGTTGCTTATATTTTGTATCAAAGTTTTCTCGGTCAATTAAACCATCAACATACAAATCTTTTAAGCGTGATATTTTACTCTCTGTATTTGCTTTTTTGTTTTGTAATTTAACTTCATTAGTGTTCTCAGGTTTAAGAGATGCAGATGCAATTTCATTACATTTTTTGATCATGTCTTGTAGCACAAATTCTTCAATTTTTCTTTCTGAGATACAATGCTTATTATCGCAAATACCATTTTGTGTATGGTTATAACATCTGTAATAATTAAGTTTGTTGTCTTTCCATTTTCGATAAAAACCAGCCATTCGTCTACCACAATGAGAACAAGTCATTAAACCTGTAAAAAGATATACATGGTTTGTTCTAATACTTTTTATATTTCTACTTAAAAGTTCCTGAACCTTGTCAAATTGTTCTACTGATATGATCGGGTCACAAAAATTATCATTTAATCCGCTTGGATGCTTACCGCAATAAATAGGATTAGAAATTCTAGAATTTTTGAATGCAGTGTACCCAATTGTTTCATCTGGATGTTGTTCGTTCCACCATTTACATGTACCAACCAATGATTGGTATTTTAGATAGTGCTCAAACATTTCCCTCATCCAAACAGATTTAACTGGATCTAAAACAAGGTGCTTGTTTTTCTTCATATATCCATAAGGGATTTGACCTGATACAATTTCACCTTGCTTAATCTTGTAAGCGAACACATCATTGATACGTTCTGAAACTTTCTCTCGTTCACGTTGAGCTAGGGATAATTTCAAGTTGAAGATAAACTTACCATCTGCGGTTGAAGTGTCAATGTCATCTTCATTGATTGCTTTGATTGATACATCTTTTTTAGTAAGTTCCTTAACAACTATATTTGCATCCAACAAGTTACGACTAAATCTATCAAGTTTAGTGAATAGAATAATGTCACCTGGCTTAGCTTCTTCAATCATATTTTGGAATGCTTTACGTTTGGTTATTGAACCTCCTGAGATACCTTCATCTGAGTAGATATTTCTGATTTTCAGATTATTTTCTGAACAATACTGCTTAAGATTCTCTAGTTGCGCATCTAGAGACATACCGAATTTTACTTGATCTTCTTTGGACACTCTTGTATAAAGTAGTGCTTCCATATATTACCTCCTACGCAAGTATTATAGCATATTCGCTTGAAATTCAAGGTATATTATGAAAAGGAGTGAAATTATATGTATAATGAAAAAGAATTTGCTAAAGATTTTAGAGAAAAATTAGTAGAAAGGAAATTAACTCAAAAAGAATTAGCTATTGAAACTGGATTAACAGAAGCAGCAATTAGTAATTATTTGAAAGGTGAAAGATTTCCTAATCTTACTTGTATTGATAAAATTAATAAAGCGCTTAATTCTGATTTTTGTAGAGATAATTACAAACTTAATGATGAGTCTATAACAAAGCTCAATAATAAAAGTTTTAGAAAACTAATGAAAAATAAAGATTTCAAAACTCTAGAAAGATTAATAGAGATAGAGAAACAAATTACAACATTAGAAAATGAGAAACATAAATTATTGGAGTCTATTTAGGCTCTTTTTCTTTCGCGTAAGATTCAAGGTATATTATGAGAAGAAACAGTTCTAGCTGGCATAATGTTATGATCAATAATGCATCTAGATTTAAGTAGCATGGGATCTATCAACACTTATGTGTGGACGTATGGGCCTGAGATAGAAAACAGCATTATGTTCTTCTCTTTTTCTTTTTTTCGCGTAAGTATCAAAGTATATTGTGAAAAGAATCACAAATAGGAGGATAATATTATGGATTGGTTTATTTCAAGTACAGGAATGTTTGTAACAGATTGTATGGCAGCATTTGGTTGCATTGTTATGGGATATTTAATTGGACATAGCAGAGGACTAAAGGAAGCTAAAAGACTACACAACAAGAAAGTGCAAGATAACAAAATCACATTTATCAGTGTTGATGATTTGAAAGAGAAGTAGTCTTTGAAACAGACTATTTTCTTTTTCTTCGCGAAATTCACAAGCCATATTATGAGAAGAATAGTTAGTTTAATGGTAAAGCAACTAGCAGTTAAATGCTGGGATATGGGTTCGAATCCCATACTATTCTTTTTTTCGTTTAATAGACATTTCATATTATGACAAAGGAGGAACAGTATATGAAGAAGAAATTGTCACAAAAAGTAAAGGATTTAAAGGAATGGAGTTTGAATAATGCAGACAAGATTGCAGTAGGTGTTGCTGGAGTAGTTGCATTAGGTACAGCAGTTGTGTGCTATAAACTTGGTAAAATTGATATTCCACAAATGGATGTTGATTTAAAAGGAACAGTAGAAGATACAAGTGTTGATACTTTAGCAATTAATGATTTAGCAATTATTAATGCTGGTGAGATTGGAAAGGAAATATTAAAGCAACATCCTGAATTAAATCCAGATACATTAGTTGACTTATCAATTGTTTATACTGCAGATGAATTTTGCGAATAGAGACTTGATATTTGAGTCTCTTTTCTTTTTCGCTTAATGGGCACTTTGTATTATGAAAAGGAGGACAATAATATGTCAGAAAAAACAGAAATTAAAAAGAACGGAGAACAAGCATTAGCTTACTTAGGAGAGTATATTTACAATTCTAGAAACAGTAGACTATACAAGAGTGTATGTGATTATGGAACATTGTCATACAACAATGGTACAAGAGATGGTTTTAGAGAAGGATACAATACAGGGCTAATTATAGGTTCAGTTTCAACAATTATATGTTTAGGATTGACAGGATTATATTTAGTCAAAGAGAAGAAAAAAGCAGATAAGATTAGAGTCAAATAGACTCTTTTCTTTTCTCTGTTCGCGAAGATTTCAGATTATATTTGTGAATGGAGGATTTACATATGGAAGATAAACTTATTCTGTTTGTTGCTTTTGCTAAAATCATGGGGTCTGTAGGAAAGTTATATTCTACAAAGTCAAATTATTACAAGATAAAGAGCAAGGCATATAGTGATTTAGCAAATAGTATTAATGCTTTAATGGATGTATTCCCAGAGCATAAAAAGAAATAGCGTGATATTCAAGGGCTATTATGAGAAGAAAGAAAAAAGGAGGATTTCTATCATGAAAATTAGAAGAAAGAATGCTGACGCAGCTAGAGAGGCGCGCTTATGGATAAGAGACGTAATTATCCCAGTTGCAGGAATTGGAGGATATTTATGGACAAAATTTCCAGAGCAACGCCACAAACTAGTAACGAAAATTAACAAAGCAAAATTCTATGTAAAACATGGAGAAACTGTAGATAAATTCTTCAGTAAAGATCAAAGAGAAATGCATTAAATCAGTGCATTCTCTTTTTCATTTAGGAGGTAAAGCATGGACTATTTATATTTAACAATTATTGCATTACTAGTAATTATTAATATTGAACAGAGAATCAAGCATGATGGAGTATTAAAGATTGATATTTCAAATCCAAATAAGGAAGTCTATAGATTTGAAGTTAATGAGATAGATAATTTGAAAAACAAAAAGAGGATTACTTTAAAAGTAGATACATCATTTGTGGCTTCGCAAGAAAATCAAACTATGTAATGGAATAAAACTGAAGGAGGATTATATTTATGAAAGAAGTTTTAGAGAGTATGAAGAAAGAGATTTTGAGTATTGCAGAGTACAATGCCAAACTTGATTCATCGTCTGAAGAGTATGCAAGATCTAATGAATCTTATTGCAGACTATGTGAGGAGTATAACAAACTTAGTAGGACTATTATGGATGATACTCTAAACAATTCGACTCGAACAGAAGAAGTTCAGATTAAATTGGACGAATTAAGTCTAAAGAAACAAGAACTTAAATTAGAAGAGGAAAGAATTGAGGTAGAGAAATCAAACAACAAATGGAGAAATGCTATTGGTGTTATTACAACAGTAGTTAGTATAGGTGCATTAGGAGCATCAATTTGGGCATGTAAGAAAGGATGGGATTTGGAACTAGGTGATAATCCAGAAATCATTACAAATACTCCAGGTAAAACGGCTTACAAAAGTTTAACTGGACTTTGCCAGAAGATATTCTAATAGAAGGGACATTTAAGTCTCTTTTATTTTTTTTTACTTTCGCGAAATTTGCAAAGTCTATTATGAAAGAAAGAGGAAATCCCGCTCAGGAAGAATTCTGTCTGGACACGAGCCGATTAAATTCGGATGAAAGGAATGTGCCAGTTCAGAGGTGGTTCGAGTCCACCCGGCTCGCTTCTTTTTTGGTTCGCGAAATATGCATACCATCTAATGAAAGAGAGGATGATACTTATGAAAAAAGCAACTAAACTTATGGTTGGCTTAACAGTTGTTAAAGCAGTAATTGATATTACTTGTACAATTGCAGAAAGCAAACTAGAAAAAATGATGGAAGCAAATAATAAGTAAATTACATGAATTCAAAGCCGAGTCTGTCAAGGACTCTTAGCTTTTGCATCGCGAAATTTGCAAGGACTATTATGAAAAGGAGGGCTGAATTATGGCTAACAACAAAATTTTATACATCGGATTACAGATTGGTGTTGCATTAGGAAGTGCAGTAATCGGTATGATGAAAGAACAAAGAATGGTTGAGAAAGCAGCAAAATTAGCAGCTGAACAAATTAAGCAAGTAGGTTAAACAATCTATTTGCTTTTATTTTTTGGTATAAAGGAGGACAAAATTATGAAATTACCAAAGATTGATTTAAAAGGATTTACAGGAACTATGAAGGAAGCAGTAGTTGCTGGATGGGCAGAACACGGAAGTAAGATTATGCTTGTCGGAGGAATCATTGGAACAGGTGTGGCATTATGCATGACAGCAGATGCAACATTGAAAGCGCATGAAATTCTTGAGAAAGAGAAGGAAGTTCAAGGTGTAGATAACTTGCCTGTAAAAGAAACATTCAAGAAAGCAGCTCCTTGCTATATTCCTGCAGTAATATTGTGGGGAGTAAGTGCATTGGGTATTGCCGGTGGTTACAAAGCAGAAGCAAACAATGCAGTTGCAACAATGGCAGCATATAAATTAGCAGAGTCATCATTGCAAGAGTACAAGAATGCAACAAAAGAAGTTGTAGGTGATAAAAAAGAACAAAAGATTCGTCAGAAAGTAACTGAAAATCATATGAACACATATTCTATCAGTGATACGCAAATTTATCGTGCATATGGTAGAGGAGATAGTTTATTCTTTGATGTATATAGCGGAAGATATTTCAGAAGTGATGTAGATACTATCAAGAAGGCTGTTAATGATTTAAATGAAGAACTATTCAGTAATGGTATGGTTACATTAAATGAATTCTATAATGCTCTTGGGTTACCAGAAACAAAATTAGGTGATGATTATGTATTTGATGCACAAAAAGGAACTATCAAAGTAGACTATATGTATTCTAATGCAGAAGATGATAGTCCATGTGCAGAAATTGAGTTTGAATCAGAGCCCATGTTTCATAGGGACTGTGGTTATAGCTATTAGTCGAGATAATCTCGGCTTTTAGTTTTATATTTTTGGAGGAAAGAAAGATGAAGAACTACAAGCGATATATTCCACTAGCACTTAGTATTACTGGCGGTGTAGGTGTTGTTGCTACTGCTATATTTTCAAGCAAGGCAACATTGAAAGCTCATGATATTTTGCAAAAAGAACCAGAAGTAAAGACTACAAAAGACAAAGTAAAGAAGACATGGAAGTGTTATATTTTACCAGTTTCGTTAGGAATTGGTACTGTAGCTTGCATTGCTGGTTCTAATTTTATCAGTGACAAGCATTACAAAGCTCTTGCTAGTGCTTATATTTTGGCAGACCAGACTCACAAGTTGTATCAACAAAAGAATATTGAAATTAATGGTATGGATGCACATCAAGAAGTTATTAAAGCAGTGCACATTGAACAAGCAAGAGATGCTGATATTTTGGTAGATACGTTCTGCTCACTTACAAGTAATGGGTTTGAAGATGAACCTACTGAGGAAGAGTATAGAGTATTTTATGAGCCTATCTCAAAAAGATATTTTAGATCAACTAAAGAAAGAATCATATTAGCAGAGTATCACTTGAATAGAAACTTACTATTACGTGGATTTGTAAGTCTTAATGAGTTCTTTAGCTTATTAGGGATTGATGAAATTCCTATTGGAGATGAGTTAGGTTGGAATTGCTTTGATGATTTATATTGGATTGACTTTAATCATGGAGACTTAGTTACTGATGATGGTATCAAAGCCAAAGTTATTGACCCAGTATTTTCACCAGAACCTAACTTTGATGAAGATGCATAACAATTCGCGCAAAAAACAAACCATATTATGACAAAGGAGGAAACTAAAATGGAAGAAACTAACCAAAACGTTGTTGAAGATGTTGAAGTAACTGAAACAACAGAAACTGAAAAGAAAGGATTTATGGGTGCAGTAAAAGATATGCTACACAAGAACAAAGTAGAAGAAACTACTGAATTACAAGAGGTTAAGAAATCAAAGAAAGATTTCAAATCTATTGGAAAGAAAGTTGTAAAAACTACATTGGTATTTGGAGCAGGAGTCATTACTACATTAGTAGTCCAAAAATTAACAGGAGCTGAAGTTGACGTAGATGAAATCAAAGAAAACGTTGAAGAAGTTGCCGAACAAGTTTTAACTAATCAAGGAGAGTAGATCTAGCAAGGTCTATTCTCTTTTATATTTTTGAAGGGAGCAAATCAATGGACAAAGTAGAAATCAAAGATGCACAGAAAGAAAAAAAGATATTTCAAGAAGATGCATCCAAAGTTGCTAACTATGTTGGAGAACAAATCAAGAATCAATTAAAAGACCAGTTTAGGAATGGGTTAGCAAACATCGGGTTCATGATTATGGATACAGTGTCTAATGGATTAAAAAACATGATTCAAATGACTTTATTTAATGGACAGAGTATTCAAAATTATCAGAGACCAAGTAATGCACCATATTCTCAAGGTGGATATTATGCATATGAAAAACAATACACAATGCCAAACAGGTATGCACAAAATGCAGTGCAAACACCTCAAGACTTATATTCTAGAAATGTATATAGTTATGAGAATATTGAATTTGCAACAGAAGCAGAAGCAAACTATGTACTTCAATTATTAAAGAACGAAATCAGAAGACGTGGGTATGTAGAAGTTGCAGCTTTATATCGTGAAGCTAAGTTGCAATGGACTTATGCAGACTTAGACTGGGGTTGGAATAATTTGGAAAGCGTTCGAACTCAAAGAAAAATGAATGGCAAATGGATATTATTGATGCCAAAAGCAATTGAAATTAGTAAGGACTAAAGGAGGATTATATTTATGAAAGACGTTATTACTAGAGCATTTAATGCAGCAGTATTCCAAGTAAAGGAACATTCAGGAGAAATTTTAGCAGTTGCAGGTGTAGGTTTAGGAGTTACTGCAACAGTATTAGCTTGCAAGAGCACATTAAAAGCACATGAAATCTTGGAAAAAGGTAAACAAAATCTAGAAGATATTCATGAAGCAGAAAAGATTGCTAAAGAACAAGGATTAGAAGATTATAAGGAAGATTCAGTTAAGAAAGATTTAGCAGTAGCTTATGGAATCATGGCTAAAGATTTACTTGTATGCTATGGTCCAGCAATTATTTTAGGTGGATTGTCAATTGGATGTATTTTCACAAGTACAAACATTATGCGTAAGAGAAATTTAACTCTAGCAGCGGCTTATGGAACATTAGATAGTATTCATAAAGACTATAGAGCAAGAGTTAAGGAAAAGTATGGTGAACAAGTTGACCAAGAAATGCGTTATGGAATTAAAGCAAAAGAAATCAAGTCTATGGTCCAAAAAGAAGATGGTTCAACTGAAGAAAAGAAAGAAACTAAGAATGTAGCTACTAAGAAGATTAATAAGGATAATGACTTCACTCGTATTTTTGATAGAGTAAATTCTGTATATTGGAGAAACAACGCATATTACAATAAAGACTTTATTCAAGGCGTTGAAACTGATATGAATATTTTATTGAAAAAAAGAGGTTATGTATTCTTGAATGATGTTTATGAAGCACTTGGTATGGATGGGACTGAAGCCGGACATGATATTGGTTGGGTTTACAAAGACCACACTGAAAAAGAAGTAAGAGAACATCACAATTGCATTACTATCACTCCTATTACCTATTTAGGTGATGATGCAACTGACTTTAATAATGGTTATGAACCTTCATGCATCTTAGACTTCAATGTTGATGGTTATATTCGTAACCAAATTACATGGGCTAAGAGATAGTATGAAAAAAGTACTAGGATATTTTGCAGTATTTGCTTGTGGCGGTGTATTAAGTGCACTTGCTACAAACTTTTATTTTAATAAGGTAAGAGAACAAGACATTAATAAAGAAGTTGCCTCTTACAAAGATATTATGAATAAACTGCAAGAACAAATTAACGAACTTCAAGACCAACTAGAAATGAAGTCAGAAGATATTCCAGAACCGGTCAAAGAAGAAACGAAACAATCTAATTTAAGACAAGCTATCATCAATGCAACAAACATGAAAACCAATGATTATGTTATCAATCAAGAAAATTATTCTCAATATTCTAAGGATGTAGAAAAGCCACAGACAATTATCCAAGAAAAAGCACCATATGTAGTATCACCTCAAGAGTTTGCAGATGTAGATGGTGATAATTTCAACATTACTACTTTGCACTACTACGAAGGTGATGGAACTTTAACTTATGACAATGATGAGATTGTTACTGATCCAGATGAATTGGTAGGTACAAAAGCATTAAGTACATTTGGTGAGTATGAAGATGATTGTGTGTATGTGATTAATGAACCTTTATCAGAAGCAATTGAGATTTTACTGGTAGGCGGTAATTATCCATATGCGAGATGATATTTCAATTGAATACTTAGATTATTTAGAGAATATTGCTTGTGGCGATGATAGTCCTCTTTTATATTTATTAGAGCTTTATGCAGAACAAGAAGGTCTAACTATTCAAGAAGTAACAATTAAGGAGAAGAAAAATGAAGGAACAAATTAATCGTACAAGACATGCAGAAGAATTATTTGCAGCTGCTGGTTTTAGTAAACAGAAAATCAGAGGTCAAATTTGGTTTGTCAGTTTGAAATTTAGTATTGGCTTTGATTTGGACAAGAAGGAAGTATTAATTAAAGAATCTAATACACCACGATTGGAGAAATACAGTAATATTGATATTCCTACATTAAAGGCTATTAATGCAATGGTATATGAATTGGGTTGGTACAAGAATGAGCCGAGCAAATAACAATAACTGTATAGTTTCAGAGAAGACATGTGAATGGTGTGGTGAAACTTTTAGCTTTACTGGTATGCGCTCACAATACCTTTTCAAACATGAGTATAAAGAAGGAACTATGTATTTTTGTTGTGAGTCTTGTATGAGAAAATACGAGGAAGCAAGGAAAGAGCTAATGGATAATAAAAGGAAAAAAAGATATGCGATCAAAAAATAAGTTTGTTGACTTGGTTGAGGAATGCCGTGTCAAGTTTCAGGAAAGTTATGAAGAGGAATTTGGTGGAAATGTAAAGGTCATTACTGTGTTTAGTGAAGCTAATACGGTGGTGACCTTTTATATTTCTGTGCGTGGCAAACATCGTAAATTTGAAGATGCTTTGAGATTCCATAGTGATCAGATTATGGAAATGCGGAGCTATGCACAATGTTATGCACGTTTGTATCATAAAGAAATTAAAGAACGTGAATGGAGGACAAAGAAATGAGTAATGAAGAATATTGGATGATTCATGAAATGGGAGAAACCGTTTTAGGATCAGATGAACATTTATGTAGAAACATGAGATACGAGAAAGATAAGGTACTTAAATATCAATTAGCAGTGTCAAGAAATCTAATAACAAGGGCCTATATTTCATTAATAGAAATTTTAGATGAAAAACAGAAACGTGGAAGATTAATTGTAGGAGGTAAAAAGAATGTTTGATATTAATAAAGTTAGCATAAATGACTTAGAAACTTTACTAAAAGTAATGACTTCTGGTATTGCTACTTATGATTACATCTTATTGAGTCCTCCTAGTGAAGGTAAACCTGCTGTAGTAGATATTACTATTCGTGCTAATGAACGTACTTGTGTTTATGTAACAGTGCTAGGCAAAGCTTCATTAGCTCAATTGGAAAACAAGTTCCTTGGTTTCTATAGACTCCTTAATATTCCTGATCCAGAAATCGAGTACAAGAAACGAAGATACTATTTATATTCTTAGGAGGTAGAAGTAATGACAAGTAGTACAGAATGCGGGTTAAAACGAATTTTCTTAAGTGAAGATTTTATACCGGTAGAAAATAAAGAAATTGTTAATAGTAATAAAAAAGCAATTGATAAGCTGTTTGACTTATTTTTTGGATTGATTTCATGCAAAATAAAGTACGGTCCATTAAAGTATAATGCTTCAATTGTTATTTATATTGATAACATACATCATTTTGTGACTGAAAATTCTATACGATTTACTGGAAACTTAAATGACCCAATTATCGTTGCTAAAATTTTACTATTTTTGAGTGAAAACTATTCTAAGCTTAGTGTTAGTAAGAAGGATTTTGATGATAAATACACTAAATTCTTAGCATGGTATTTAAGAAGAGAGAAACCTGAGATAAAAAGTGCTGAAGAAACTCAAGAAAAAGATATTATTAACCATCCTGAACACTATACAAAGGGTGGAATTGAGGTTAGAGAGTTCATTGATTCGTGGCATTTGGACTTTAACTCAGGAAATGTCATCAAATATGTAGTTCGAGCACCTTATAAAGGTACAGAATTGCAGGATTTGAAGAAAGCACAGAACTATTTGAATCATTTAATTGAATTGAAAGAAAAAGAAGAGGCAAACAAATAATGGAATTAATGTTTTGTCTCTTTATTTTTATGATGTTTGGTTTTGCTGGGGTACTTATCTTATCTCAGCAAGACTTCGATGAGTTTGAGGAAGACTGTTGGGAAGAGGAAGAAGCAGAATCAGTTAGAAGGAGTATGTATCTTATGGATAATGATGAAAGAAAAGAAGTATATTTCGATAAATATTGTAGTAAGTGTGCAGCTTGTGACAAGAAAGAGGATGAAGAGCCTTGTTGCGATTGCTTAGAAGAGCCTGTGAACTTATATTCTCATAAGCCTGTTAAGTTTAAGAGCAAGTTGGATGATGATTATACTTGGCCGGAGGATGTGAAATGATGTTTAAAATAATAGGATTTATATTTTTAGGAATAATTTTAGTCTTAATTATTAAAGGTGCAAGTTACAACTATGGTAAATGCCATTCTGAAATGGTAAAAAGAGGAATTGCATATGGAAGAACTTGTGGCGGGTTAGTTGGTGGTACTAAAAATACTGGATATTTACAAGAAATGTGTATTAATTGCCCATTCTGCAAATTCACGAGGGATAGTTTTAAATGATACCTATATATTTAATATATGACAACAAAGGAAACCGTTATGGTGCATATCATTCATTAAAAGAGGCAATAATAGCAAAAGCAAGAATAGAAAATAATTTGCGCGAAAGAGATGAACTAAAAGATATTGAATTAAAAATAATATACAGTCGGTAAAGGAGGATGCGAAATGATGCGAATGATTAAACTTGTTTACAACGGAAAGGCTACTAATTCTAAGCTGGAGCCTTACGCTAAAGATTTTATTATTGACTCAGAATGTACATTTGCTGAGATTCTAGAACGTCTAAAAAAGAGTATTGCTATTGGAGCTCACGGATCTATGCAAATTACGTATTTTGATTCAAATGGAAGAGAGTGGGGAAGTTGTGATATTTTCAAATATGAAACTCATGAAGATATTAGAAACATATTTAGTAATGCTGTAAAGAATAGTCTAGTTCTAAAAGGGCATATTTATGTTTATGACTCTGATGAAACTAGAATTGATTTTGACATTGATATTTTGAGGAGGGATTTAGATGATTAAATGTAGTGATTGTATATTTAGTTCAACTGATCCGGGCTTTTGCATTTGTACTAGGTCTTATAAAGTTAGAGATCCTGATAGGTTACATTATTGTCGTAATTTTTATGAGAAAAAGAGTGGAGGACCATCTAAAGATATTACTGATATTTTAGGGTTTATGGATCAAATAATTAAAGAAAGTGAGAATAAGAGATGATTAAATTAGAACATTGTGTGTTTGCTAGTCCTGAGCAATTGATGTTTATTATTGAGGGAATGAGAAACCCTATGAATAGCTGGGATAAGAGTGATAGTGAACTCCATAAAGAAGTTGAGTTAGATTTAACTCCATCATTTTATTTGGGAGATAATGACAAAGCTTTAATGAAAAAACTTGCAAAGGCAGGTACTGATCATCGTAAGTTTATGCGTATGATGCCCGTTTATGTTCGCATTACCGCTCCTTTATATTGGTGGAAGGAATTTGATACATATAAGGTTGGAACTGTAGCTAATAGCTGTAGTACTATGCACAAGATTCAAGCTGAAGAGTTTGATCGTGGTGATTTTAGTTATGATCATATTCCTTTAGGTGCTGCCAATTATGAAAACTCATTAGATTGTAAAAAAGAAAAAATGTTCTTTCCTATGAATAATGATATTTATTTCTCATCAGAAGATGTTTTAGATTTTACAATACGAGGTTTAAATCATTACAGAGAGTTATATTTAGAAACTAAAGACAAAAAATATTGGTGGCAAATGATTCAGTTGTTGCCTAGTAGCTATAACCAGACTCGTAATGTCATGTTGAATTATGAGGTGTTGGCTAATATTTACCATAGCAGAAAGAATCATAAGTTAGATGAATGGAGAGATTTCTGTAAATGGATTGAAGAGAAGGTTCCATATTCTTGGTTGATTACTGAAATTGATAAAGAAGGATATAAAATTATTGCAGATAATAAGGTGTATGTGAAATGTTAGTATGGCATCCTTTATTAGAACATCCATGCTGTAATGCTAAAGGTGATGTATATGCTAAAGAGCGCATATTAAAAGTTGAGGACGGTACGTTGGAAGATGCACTCTATGATATTTTGCAGTCTATTGAAGAATTTACTGGGATGGTAACTGTGAAATTCTTTGAGTATGGTAAATTGTATAACACTATTGACGTTCCGATGTCTCGAGATTTAATGAAGCACTTCGATGAGAGTCAACTTGAAAGTTACGTGTCTAGAATTAAGCTTATTCGTTATATTAATAATGAAGAGCACATTGATATTCAGATTAAGGTGATTAAGAGAACTGATGATTGGATGGATAAACTTAATGATCTTTTGAATGAAAATAAATTAATTACGCAAGATAAACATCCTCTTTAATGAAAGAGGTGATATTTATGGATAAGAAAATAAAACGTATTCCGGTTAAGAATGAAATGGACGGACGTCTTATGTTAGAACAAATTGCACGTTTATATGGTGATGATATGGCTAGTAAAATTAAAATAGTTTATGAAATTAGTTTTAATACACCGATATATGAATTTGGTACTGATGAAATTGTTGGCATTTATCCAGAATTGAAGGAATGGTATTTGGAATTTCCATATGAAATCGCAATTGATAGTCGATGAAGAGACTTAGTAAAAGCTGAGTCTTTTCTTTTATTTTTAGGAGGTGATATTTCATGCGATGCCCTAATTGTAATAAAAATACATATCCGTATCATCAAAAAATAAATAAATCAGGTACTGAGATAGAACGTGATTATCATTGTCTTAAATGTAATCATGTATTCAAGACAATTGAACGTATTATTGATACTAATGAACAGATTATTTTTAAAGGAGGACTTGAGAAGTATGAAAAATGATATTTTTAAGTACAGAGGAATTACTGTTGAAGTGCCTGATACTAGAGCAATAGTTGATGGTGCTTTTATTTTGCGAGTTAGAAAAAAACTTGGAATGAGTCAGAAGGTTTTTGCTCGGATTTTAGGAACTGATGAGAGCACTTATATTCGATGGGAGCATGATAAGAGGCAAATGGGAACAGCTAATAGTAAGCTTTTATATTTGTTAGACAAGAATCCCGACTTAATCTTTGAGTTGTATAACATTGTGGAGGATTGATATTTATGGATTTATCTACTTTGGCTTTTTATATTGGTATATATTTAGTTTTCGGTTTTTTACTTAGTGTTATGGCAATGCTAGTGATGGATGTATATGATTACCTATTTGCATTCTTAATGTTTTGGCCAATAGCATTAATAACAGCATCTGTATATCAATTAATACATTTTGTTAAGGAAAAGTTTAAAGGAGAAAATTGATATTTATGAGTTTAGGTACTTTAGTATATATTACACTACTTATTGTTGTTGGCTATTTAATAATTGGGGCTGGATTTTGTTATGTTTTCATCACTTTTACGGATGGAGAAATAGAGGACTACCTATTTGCATTATTGATATTTTGGCCAATAACAGTATTAATAGTAGGAATATTTCAATCAATACATTTTATTAAGAATACATTTAGAGGGGAGTATTGATATTTATGAGTTTAGTTGAATATATATTTATTGATTTAGCGTACTTAGGAATTGGGTTCTTAATCTACGTATTTGAGACTATAGTAATGGATAAAAATACGGATGACTATGAATTAGCATTAATAATATTTTGGCCAATAACAATATTAATAGGAGCCGTATTTCAATTAATTCATTTTGTTATTGCTACATTTAAAGGAGAATTTTAATGAGTTTAGTAAGTAAGAAGATAGTAGCATTCGCATTAAGTACATTTGTATTGTGTGGATGCAGTGTAATGACAATAGAAGGAGAAATAAAAGATGAATTTTTATATTATAGCAAAGGATACAATCAAACACGCGAAGTATGGAGTGACAGTGAAACTAATCCTAAGGACATTGATTCTGGGGTTTCTGTTAACGTACAGTTTGGGAAACATTTGGATAACTGTATCAGAGAATCTATATCGAGTGGGCGCAATGTTGAGAGTAGGTGTTCTGACAATAGCAGCAGTAGTAGTTGTGAATCTACTGATTTATATTTGGAAGAATGCGCTAGTGATTCTAACAACATATTCTGCAATTCTAAGAGTACTGAACAATGTGTCAGTGGAGAAGTTGGAACAAATGGAGGAAGTACTGAAGGGCAAGAGAGATATTTCGGAAGTATTGAAGAACGAATAATCTCTGCTTGTAATCGTTATGGAATTGACAGCTCTGTTGTGTTAGGAATTGCTAGATTAGAAACTGGGAACTTTACTTCATATGCATATCTTGTTGGGAATAATCCTGGAGGTATGAGTGTGAATGAGGTTCCCATTATTTATGGAAGTATTGAAGAAGGAGTGGAAGCTATGGTGAGTAATTTGGCTCATAATTACTTTGCTATTGGACTGACAACACCTGAATTAATTGGTCAAAAATACTGTCCAGTTAACCACAATTGGGCTTATTTAGTGAGGAGTTTGATGTAATGTGACTAAGGATTTTCTGTATGACTACCAAAAAGATGCAGTATCAAAAATGAAGAACGGTTGCATATTAAATGGAGGGGTTGGAACTGGAAAAAGCAGAACCAGCCTCTATTATTATTTTCAATTGAATGGTGGTCGTATTGAAGGTAATAGATACACAAAAATGTCAAGGCAAATGGACTTGTATATTATTACAACTGCAAGAAAGAGAGATACTAAGGAATGGGAAGATGAATTAAAGCCATTTAAGATGGAGAATTATATTCATTTAAACACTGTTATTGATAGTTGGAACAACATTAAAAAGTATGTTGGTGTACAGAATGCTTTCTTTATATTTGATGAACAGAGAGTAGTTGGGAACGGGACTTGGGTTAAGTCATTTTTAGCAATCACTAAAAGCAATAAGTGGATTCTATTGAGTGCAACTCCTGGTGACACTTGGACTGATTATATTCCTGTGTTTATTGCTAATGGGTTCTATAGAAACAGAACAGACTTTATTAATCAGCATGTTATATATTCTAGATTCTCTAAGTATCCAAAGATTGATAGATATGTTAACACCAGAAGACTTGTTAGATTGAGAGATGGGATATTAGTTGATATGAGTTACTTGAGAAAGACTGTACGACATGACGTTGATATTTTCTGTGATTACAACAAGACTGAGTATAAAGAAGTATTTAAGAATCGTTGGGATCCATTTAAGCATGAGCCAATCCAACAAGCAAGTAGTATGTGTTATATTTTGAGACGGCTTGTAAATACTTATCCAGATAGGCAGATTCAATTGCTTGATATTGTGAAAGAGCATCCAAAGAGTATCATCTTCTATAACTTTGATTATGAGCTTGATATTTTGAAAGGAATCTTCGAACAGATAGACTGGCTTGAAGTAGCCGAATGGAATGGACACAAACATCAAGAGATTCCAGAAGGTGACAAGTGGGTGTATTTGGTTCAGTACACTGCTGGTTGTGAAGGTTGGAATTGTATACAGACTGACACTATTATATTTTACAGTCAGAATTATTCATACAAAGTACTTGAGCAAGCTAGAGGTCGTATTGATAGATTGAATACACCTTACGTAGATTTATATTATTATCATTTAAAAAGTAGGTCTGGTATTGACATTGCTATATCTAGAGCAATCAATAGTAAGAAAAATTTCGTCGAGAAGAAGTTTGTACCAGACTTGAAGTTCTAACAAATACAAGGATTTTGGTTCGTTTTATGGCCAGATTCTTGTATTTTTTCTTGCAAAGTTTTGTGCACAAAAATGTGTAAAACATAAAAATTTTTGTGTTTTTGAGATATTTTTTGATGAAAAAACGTGTATACCTGGCTTTTCGTCCCAAAAAACATTGTTTTTGCAAAGTTTTTTACAATTTTTGTGCAGCGAAAAATGCTTTATATAAAGGAGATTTGAGGGTAAAACATAAAAACATAAAAATATTACCAACTTTTATTAAAAATAAAAATAAATATATAAGAAGTTTTAAGAAAATTTTTGTGTTTTTGTGTTTTGAGCAAAATAGGAGTATTTTCTGCTATTTTACACAAGGTGGATAAAAACTACTAAATCATCACAAGATTTATATTTTTTTCACTCAAGTTAGGGTTCGCGTGAAAATCATACTCTTTTATGAGGGGAAAAGTGCATTTTTGACTTAATGGTCATGCACTTATCCTTTTAGCATTTTAAAAGAGGAACTGAAACAGAAAAGGAGGAATCATAATGCTGGAGTCTAAATTTCAGAGTGAGCTAATAAAAGAGCTGAAAAGTATATTTCCAGGATGCATCGTGATGAAGAATGATTCGAGTTACATTCAAGGTATTCCAGATTTGCTTGTTTTATATTCTGACAAATGGGCAACTCTTGAATGTAAGAAAACTTTGAATTCGAGTCATCAACCTAATCAGGATTACTATGTGGGGCTAATGAACGATATGTCATTTAGTAGATTTATCTGCCCTGAAAATAAGGAGGAAGTATTAAATGCTTTGGCAAAATTATTCAAGGTTAAGAGGGAAGCATAGTTTCTTAAGTCCAAGTTCAAATTACTGGCTTAACTATGATGCCCAAAAAATGATGGAGCGATATTTCAATTCTTTCGCTCAAGACTCAGGAACAAATTTACATCAGTTTGCAGAGGAACATATCAAGTGGGCAGAGTACATGTTATATTCTGCAAGAACATTTGAGGACGGGTCTAAAGTTAGAGCTAATGATGTAAGACTGTTAAAGAATGACAAAAAGGAAGTTCGTAAATGGTTATTCAAGAATCATATTCCAGTGCAAGCTGTTGATTTAGATTTTGTATATCCTAACTTACAAGCTTACATTAATGATGCAATTGATTTACGAATGGATCCAGAAGTAATTTTATATTACTCAGAATATTGTTTTGGAACTGCAGACTGTATTAGTTTCGAAAACAACTTATTACGAATACATGATTTAAAGACTGGTAAGACACCAGCGCATATGGAGCAGCTATTAATTTATGCCGCTCTTTTTTGTTTAAACTACGGAATTCGTCCAGGTGATATTTCATTTGAACTTCGTATTTATCAAAACAATGAAATTAATGTTTGTAATCCTACTGAAGAAGATATTTCTCCAATCATGGATAAGATCATTTATTTCGACAGAATAATCCAAGAAACAAAGGAGGGCTCAGACAATGTATCAAGATAAACCTCCTATTCAATCATATTTTGGTGTCCAAGAAGATGAAGATTATATTGTTCACTATGGAATGCCAAGAAGAAGTGGTCGATATCCTTGGGGTTCAGGAGAGGACCCATATCAACATGAAGAATGGGCTGACTTTCTAGTTCGTGTTAATAAACTAAAAGCTAAAGGTTGGACTGAAACACCAGAAAATATTAAAAAAGAATTTGGTGAAAACATGACAACTACTCAATACCGAAGAGAAAAGTCATATGCAGAGTACAAGGATAGATTATATCGTGTAAATACTGCAAAGCGACTTAAAGAAAAAGGTAATGAAGCAAATGGTTGGAAACCTATGGGTGCTTCTGAAATTGGTAGAGTCATGGGTATTAATGAATCATCAGTTCGTTCTTTATTAAATGACAAATCTGAATCTCGTATGATGAAAGCACAACATACAGCTGATTTTCTTAAAGAAGAGTTAAAAGAAAAGAGAATGATTGATGTTGGAGCAGGTGTTGAACGAGAACTTAATATTCCAAGAAATAAGTTAGACACTGCTTTATTTTTGTTAGAGAAGGAAGGCTATCATATTTACAAAGGTGGTATTCCACAAGCTACAAATCCAGGACAACAATCAAACCAAATTGTATTGTGTGCTCCTGATGTAGCTCATAAAGAGATTTATAATTATGACCAAGTCAAGACTATTACTGATTATAAATCCTTAGATAATGGTGAATCATTTGATAAAAGACCAGCCGTTGGTGCTCCAGTATCTTTAGATTGTAAACGTGTAATGATTAGATATAAAGAAGATGGTGGAATTGACAAAGATGGAACTATTGAGTTAAGAAGAGGTGTTAAGGACTTAGCGCTAACTGATCCAGCAGATGCTACTGGGACTAAAGGCGAGAAGACTTATGCTCAGGTTCGTATTTTAGTTGATGGTACTCATTATATTAAAGGAATGGCTGTATATTCTGATGGTAAAGACATGCCTGACGGTGTTGATGTTATATTTAATACCAATAAAGGCAAAGATAAACCAATGACTGAGGTCCTTAAGAAAATAAAGGATGACCCAGACAATCCATTTGGTTCACTTATTAAAGGTCAGAACCATTATATTGATAAGAATGGTAAAGAACAGCAAGGTGTTATAAATTATCGTGCTGTTGAAGGTGATTGGGATGAATGGAAGAACTCAGTACCTTCTCAATTTTTAGCTAAGCAATCTATTAACATGGCAGAGAAACAATTAAATTTAGCTAAGGAGACCAAAGCTCAAGAATATGCCGATATTATGGCTTTAACAAATCCTACAGTTAAAAAATATTTGTTAAGTAAATTTGCGAGTGAATGTGACTCTGCTGCAGTACATTTACAAGCAGCTGCTCTACCTGGACAAAGATATCAAGTATTAACTGCAATTCCAACAATGAAAGAAACTGAAGTATATGCTCCAAACTTTCAAGATGGAACTAAATTAGCATTAGTTCGATATCCTCATGGTGGTATATTTGAAATTCCTGTTCTTACTGTTAATAATAGACAGAAGCAAGCTAGATCTATATTAGGAACTAGCCCTCAGGATGCAATTGGCATCAACTCTAAGGTAGCTGAACAGTTATCTGGTGCTGACTTTGATGGTGATACTGTTATGTGTATTCCTACTGATGATAAACAAGGAAGGGTTCGTATATCTAGAGCCAAACCTTTGGAAGGATTAAAAGGATTTGACCCTAAAGATTCATATCAGTATGACACAGTTAGGACAGATGCTAAAGGTGAGACACATTATTATCGTAACGGTAGAGAATTCCCAATTATGAAGAACACTCAGACTGAGATGGGAATTATATCTAACCTTATTACTGATATGACTATTGGTAATGCTAAGCCAGATGAATTAGCAAGAGCTGTAAGACATTCAATGGTTGTTATTGATGCAGAGAAACATAAATTGGACTACAAACAATCATATGTAGACAATAATATTGATGCATTAAAGAAGGAATACCAGAATGGTGGAGGAGCTTCTACTATATTGTCAAAGGCTAAGAGCCAGAAGTCAGTAGAGAAGACACAAGGTACTCCAAGAGTTAATATGAAAGGCAAATCATATTATGACCCAACTAAACCAGAAGGTGCTCTTATTTATAAGAAGGCTGATGATCTATATTATCCTGAACGTAAGAGAGACCCTAATACTGGTAAGATTACACTTCGCACTGCTGATGGAGGAAAGGTTACGTATGACCCAACTGATAAGGCACAAAGAGAGAAGTATGAACCAGTTCGTACAGTAACACTTAAGAGTGGTAAACAAGTATTTGATAAGACCATCACTAATAAAGACGGAACTATTGTGTACAAGACTAAGACTAGATTGGAACGTACAACAAAGATGGCGGATACCGATGACCCATATTCTCTAGTGTCTAAGGCACAGCACCCCATGGAGATGTTGTATGCCCAGTACGCCTCCTCTATGAAGAGCATGGGGAATGAGGCTCGTAAGTCTATGATGACGGCGGGTAGTATTAAATACAATAAGGATGCTGCCAAAGCATATTCTAAAGAGGTAGCAAGCCTTAGTACTAAGCTTAATACTGCTTTACTTAATGCAACTAAGGAGAGACAAGCACAACGTCTAACCCAAGCAGAATTAAATCGTAAGAAAGCAGAGGGCTTAATTGATAAGTCTGATGTTAAGAAGACATCACAAAAGACTATTGAAAAGTATAGAAAAGAGTTAGGAACAAGTACACGTTCTGAAAGAAACATAGACATCACTGCTAAAGAATGGGAAGCTATTCAAGCAGGAGCTATTTCTGAGAATACTTTAAGTAAGATTCTTAGTAATGCAGACATTGATGTTTTAAGAGATTTAGCAACACCAAAAAGTCAAAAGACTTTAAGTAATGCAAAGATTGCAAGAATCAAGTCATTGTCTAACTCTAACTACACAACAGCACAGATTGCTGAAATGATGGGTATCTCAACAGCAACTGTTACAAAGTATTTGAAAGGAGCTTAATTATGAAAGTAATGTTAACAACAATTGACAATCCTTTTGATCCTTTCACTGAATTTACAAATTGGTATGAGTTTGATGTTTTAAAAGGTTACAATTCTTGTCAATACTTACAAAGAATTGCTAATGTTTCTGATTACTTTACTGAAGAAGAACAAGAAGCAAGAATTAATGAAGCAATTGATGAAATTATTAGACTAAATCCTTTAAGAATCTACAAAAAAGTAGAAAAGAAATAAAAAATAAGCGCGAGAGCACTAGTCTCAATATAAAAAGCATAGAGGGGGGTCCAAAATTTAACCACCCCCTCCTGCATCGCGCCGGTCTTCGGAAATTCTCCGGGGGTGAAATTGATATTTGAGTTTGCATGGTTTTAATGACAGGTTCTGGGTAGTGGTTGGTCACATTATTTACTCCTTTATAGTGTTGTTATCCTCTCTTAATTTAAGCCGTTTTCAGTTCTTCAACGCCTAACAAAAGTGCTCAGGAACTGTCATTAAAGTTATGTGAACTATGTGATATTTACACAACAAGTCAAGAAAGGTGGAATTACTATGGGCAGAAAGTCTAACAAAGTCATTGATATTTCTGAAGAATCTCCAACTGCAGCTCTTAGTGCAGAGGAAAGACAGAATAGAATGATTGGTTATGCTATTGATATGGCAGAGGAACAACTTAGAAACCGAACAGCTTCATCTCAAGTAGTTACTCACTTCTTAAAATTAGGTACAGTACAAGCTCAGTTGGAGTTAGAAAAGTTAGCATCCGAGAATGCGCTACTAAAAGCTAAGACTGAGGCTATTCAATCTGGTAAAGAGATTGAAAGTTTATTTACTGAAGCTATCAAGGCTATGACGGAGTATCGTGGAGATGAATAGGTCATATTCTGAGTTAATTAAACTTAAAACTTTTGAAGAACGGTTCAACTATCTATGGACACCAAACGAAGTAGGCAACGAAACTTTTGGTTCTAGTAGATATTTGAACCAAATTTTTTATCACTCTCCTGAATGGAGGAGCTTTAGACATAAGGTCATTACTCGTGACAATGGATGTGATTTAGGAATACCAGACTTACCAATACAAGGTAAGATTTATATTCATCACATCAATCCATTGACTAAAGCAGATGTAATTAATAGGTCACCTGCACTGTTTGATTTGGAGAATGTTATAGTTTGTACTTATGACACCCACAAGGCTATACATTACGGGAATCTAAGTCAGTTAAACAGCAAGGTTATAGAAAGAGTTCCAGGTGACACATGTCCTTGGAAATAGAATGGAGGACAGGTATATGGATGAGAGCAATATTAACATGAATAGCATCTTAGAGTCTATCAAGAAGTGCAGCGGTGTTTCCAATTGGGATAGCGCATTTGACTCAGACTTGATTCTATTCATTAATAGTAACTTTCTTGCTTTAGGTCAGATGGGAATCGAAAGTGCAAAGTCATTTTCTGTTACTGATGAGTCAACATTGTGGACTGATTTAATGAAAGATGGACCGCTACTTAATGCAATCAAGTCATGGCTATATTTGAAGACTAGACTTGAGTTTGACCCACCAACTGGTTCAGCATTAGATAGTTACAAAGCAATGATTAATGAGTATGAATGGCGCATTTGTTCAGAGGTAGATTATCATGGTGGGTTACAGAATTAATACTTCTGATGAACTATACCATCATGGCGTTCTAGGAATGAAATGGGGAGTTCGAAGATACCAGAATAAAGACGGCAGTTTAACTAGTGCTGGCGAAAAACGATATGGCAAAAGTAACACTAGTTGGGCCGTAAAGAGAACAAGCAAAAGTATTGCAAAAAAAGCAGGCGTAAAGATTCCTTCTAGTGGTGATATTATTAAAAAAATTGATTCTTCTGCTAAGAACATTAGTGATGAGCAAAAACTTAGTTTCAATGAGCGTTCAGAACTTAAATCAAAAGGTCATAGACTTAGACTTGAGCGAATATATAGAGACAAAGGATTGTCTGCCTCAGAAGCAAGACTAGCTGCAGACAAGCGTATTAAATGCGAGAAAGTAGTAGCAGCTGCTGCTGGTGTTACTGTAGGTGCGTGCATTGCTTACTATGCAAGAAACAAATATCTAAATACTTATTGTGATACCATTCTAAAAAAAGGTACTGTATTTAACAATTTAGATAGAGTTGCAAATCCTCGACCTGGAGAGCACTTATATGTAAATTACAGAAAGAATGATACAGCTTTCTTTAGAGGTAAATTTGCTTTAGGAAAGATGAGTAGAATCAGAGGTACTGTCTTTAACCATCAATTAACCACAGATAAGGATATTAAAATACCTTCATTAAATACACGTAAGTCAGTATTTAAACAGTTATATGATAGTGACCCTGTATTTAGGGAGACTATACAAAAGCACTCATATTCATCATCAACCACAGGTGCAAAACAAGCATATGAGAACATGTGGCAAAGATTTGGTGATAAAGATGATCCGATGTTTAATAAAGCAAAAAGCAAATATTTCGAGGCTTTGAGGCAAAAAGGTTATGAAGCAATTCCAGATAGTTGGGATACTAAAGCAATGGTTTATAGAGCCGATGCACCTTTGATATTATTGAACACATCTGCTGATTCATTTGGAAAGATGAAAATTTCTGAATTATCATCACTAGATGTCCTTAAAGCACAAGCGAATAGTCGAAACTATGCGTTTACTAGAGATATTAAAACTAATCTTGTAGGTAATCTTCATAACAATCACTTTAAAGAATCTGCTAAAACTTTAGATAGATATGCTAAGAAAGCTGAAAGAAATGATAGGTATATAGATATTGCATATAATTCTCTTAAGAATAAGAATCGTAAAGATACATATGATTATCTAAGAAAAATTGAATATCCAAGAACAAAAGCAGGAAGCGGATTAACATTAGATAAGTTAAACGTTACTGCCGGTAATGAGGCTAAAGATAGGGCTAATCTGATAACTAGACAGAAAATGACACAATTAGCATTCAATTCAAAAGGTTCGGTGTTACGTGATACAGGTAAACTTATAGATAAATATGGTATGGACTATGATACAGCATATAAGGTTGCAAGCAAAATGAGTAATGTTGAGGATTCTGCTAAAATAGCTGCTACACTTGGTGCTAGTAGTTATGGTGGTGTATATGCCGGTACAAAAATTAGTAAAAATAATGCAAGAAACAAATTTGTTGAGCAATATCTAATGGATCACCCTTACAGTAAGAAAACAATTGCACAACTTAACGAGATGTACAAGAAGAAAAATAGGAAGGTGTAAACATGAATTATTATGCAGTAAATACCTGTGATACATTGCAACATCACGGAATCTTAGGCCAACGATGGGGTAAGCGTAATGGACCTCCTTATCCTTTAAGTGGAGGTGCTCATTCTCAGAGAGAAAAGAAACATGGAACTAATGGTTGGAGTGTAGAGGCTAAGAAAGAAGTTAAACGAACTAGAAAGATTTCATCTAGTAATCCTACTGGTGAGAATAAGAAATTTAACTTGACAGATAAGCAAAAGAAGGCTATTAAAATAGGTGTAGCCGCAACAGCAACTGCAGTAGTTGTTATAGGTGGAATGTATCTTTATAAAACAGGTAGATTAAATGGATTGATTCATAAAGGAAAATCAAGTACTGGAATGCTAGTTGGTGATGTTGAGCTACCTGACACAAAATCTGTATTTAAAAAGATGAATAAACCTGATGACTTGGATTCAGTATTACGTAGTGTAAACCCATCAGGAGAGCATAATAATTGCTATAATTGTGCTGTTGGAGCTATATCTAGGCTCTGTGGTTATGATGTAACGGCAAGGCCTGATACAAGAAATGGAAAAGGTTTCGATTTTAATGATTTATGTCGCATATTTAATTTGGATCCGTCAGATGAAACACAAGTTAGAAGAATACGACGGAATGGAGATTTTGATAAAATTACTAATAAGATTATTAAGAATTATAAAGATGGTGATATTGGAGCAGTAGGATGCGAACTATGGAATGCAAAGGAGAATAAGTTTGGAGGTCACACATTTAATTGGAAGTTAGATAATGGAGTTGTATATTTCTTTGATACACAACCTGAGGTTAATGTTAATGATAAGTATGTTAGACTATATTATGATAAACTATTGAATAAATCGAAAGAAGTATCGTTTGCTAGGTTTGTTAATACTAATGAAGGAATTCCAGAGGACATTCTTTCAAGACTTTCTGATTTTGTTGAATAGATAAAAAAGGAGATATTTTTATGAACATAAAAGAAGCTTATGAACTATGTAAGAAAGCACACCCTAATGAAATTATTGATGGAGGGTGTGAATACCCAAAAGCATATTTATTTGATGTAATGGATGAGCACAAGTACAAATATTTGGCTAAGGAACCAGACTATTTTCCACTTGATGTCACATTAGTCGTAAAAGAAACAGGCGAGGTAATTGATACAAATATTGGAAATGAATTAATTGAAATACCTAATCATTTACCATGTTATACTAAAGAGGAATTAGAGGCACTTTAATAGTCTCTAATTTTTTTTATATAAGTAGGTGATTAAATGGCATTATCTAACACTGCTGTTCCAAAGTATTACGGCAGATTTAGAGATGCCGTTATCCGAGGAGAGATACCTGTATGTAAACAAGTATCTATGGAAATGAATAGGATTGATGCATTGATTGCCAGTCCTAAATATTATTATGATGATAAAGCCGTCGAGGGATGGATTAAATTCTGTGAGAATGAATTAGTTCTAACTGATGGTTCAGATTTAAACTTACTAGACTCATTTAAACTATGGGGTGAGCAAGTATGGGGTTGGTACTACTATGTTGAACGTAGTGTGTATGAACCTAATGAAGATGGGCATGGTGGACACTATGTTCAAAAGACAATTAAGAAACGCCTAATCAATAAACAATATTTGATTGTTGGTCGAGGTGCCGCTAAATCATTGTATGCTTCAAGCATGCATGGATATGAGCTTAATGTAGACCCATCGACAACACATCAAGTAGCTACAGCTCCAACAATGAAGCAAGCTGAGGAAACAATGTCTCCTTTAAAAACTGCAATTACGAGAGCTAGAGGACCTTTGTTTAAGTTCCTAACCCAAGGTTCATTGCAGAATACAACTGGTTCAAGAGCAAATCGACAGAAGTTATGCTCTACTAAGAAAGGTATTGAAAACTTTCTAACCGGTAGTTTGCTTGAAGTCCGAGCTATGAGTATTGATTCACTGCAAGGTTTAAGATGTAAATTAGCCACAGTTGATGAATGGCTATCTGGAGACATTAGAGAAGATGTAGTTGGGGCAATTGAGCAAGGTGCATCTAAATTGGACGACTATCTAATTATTGCAACTAGTTCAGAAGGAACAGTTCGTAATGGAGTAGGTGATAGCGTCAAAATGGAATTAGAACAGATTCTAAGAGGTGAGTACATTAACCCTCACGTTTCAATCTGGTGGTATAAACTGGATTCATTGGATGAAGTTGGAATTCCTGAGATGTGGCTTAAGGCAAATCCTAATACTGGTAAGACAGTAACTTATGAAACAATTCAATTAGATGTTGAGCGTGCTGAGAAAACTCCGGCAGCGAGAAACGATATTTTAGCAAAACGATTTGGTATACCTATGGAAGGGTATACCTATTTTTTTACCTATGATGAAACTATACCTCATAGGAAACGAAGCTTTTGGAAGATGCCTTGTAGTCTTGGTGCCGACCTTTCAAGAGGTGATGATTTCTGTGCCTTTACATTCTTGTTCCCATTATCTAATGGAGGATTTGGGGTTAAGACAAGAAACTATATTTCTTCATTAACTTTTAATAAGTTGCATCCAGCAATGCGAATGAAGTATGAAGATTTTATTAAAGAAGGAAGTCTAGCTGTCATGGAAGGAACGACTCTAGATATGATGGAGGTCTATGAAGATTTAGATCAATTCATCCTTCAACAAGAGTATGATGTTCGAACATTTGGATTTGACCCATATAATGCAGAAGCATTTGTTCAAAGATGGGTAACAGAAAACGGTCCATTTGGAGTAGAGAAAGTACAACAAGGAGCTAGAACAGAATCAGTTCCATTAGGTGAGATTAAGAAAATTTCAGAAGAAAGACTTTTAATCTTCGATGAACAATTGTTTGGATTTGCAATGGGAAATTGTATCACTATTGAAGATACAAATGGTAATAGGAAACTATTAAAAAAAAGGCATGACGAGAAGATTGACCCTGTCGCTGCCTTAATAGATGCATTAGTTGCTTTCAAACGAAACCCTGATGCATTTGAATAACTATTTTAAGAATTCTTTTGTAGCTATTTTTCCGATTTTTCTGGTAGTAGCATAATTGAATCCACCACCTATTACTCCGCCAACAACTGGTAGTAAATCACAAAGGTTAATAACACCTTTAGAACCGAATTTAGTGATAATTCTACCTCCAAGTTTTTGGTTAACTTTAACTAATAATGCTTTTGGTATTTTATCAATTAATTTGGTTCCAACTTTCTGGCTAATCTTAACTCCCATTTTATTAAGTGCTTCAGCTACACTTTCTCCAGTAAGACAAATGTATGCAACTGTGCGAACTTCATCATCTTTTGGATCATATCCACCAAGTACTGCAATAGCAGAAATCATTTGAAGTTGAACAAAGATGCAAGCAGTTAAATCTGCAGGGATTGCTACTGCCATAGTTAATAAACCACCTAATCCGGTAACAAATCCAGATGTGGTGCATTTTTTAACTTGAGCATTAATTAGTTTTTCAGCTGCAGTTTTAGGATTGTGATATTTGGCTAAATATTCATTAGCTAATTCATAACTAGATTTTACTCCAGGTAATCCTTGCATAGTTTTATCATAGCAAGTATTTATGGCTTTAATTAAGTCTTCCTGCGAGATTTCTTTAATTTTATTAATTTGCGCAGGTACATTTACTTTAGGAATTTGCATATGTGAATCTCCTTTAATGTTTATATTTTAACACGAAAGAAGGTGCTACTCAATGTATGATGAACTATACCATCATGGTGTTCTAGGAATGAAATGGGGAGTTCGGAGATACCAGAATAAAGACGGTTCAAGAATCAAAGGAGCTAGAGCAAGAGCTAAGGCTAATGGAGACTCTGGATATTTTGATAGAACTATTAAAGATGGAAAAGATAAAGATAAAATTTCGCCAGGCGAAAAGATTATGAAAAATACTAGAAGTGCTACTGATAATGGAAGACAAATTAGTAGAGCTGCTAGAAACATGAAAAAGCCATCATCACCAGATTTAAGTCACATGACAGATGCAGAATTAAAAAGTGCAATTAATCGTATGGACTTAGAGAGACGATACAATGAATTATCTTCAAAAGATAAGCGAACTGGATTTGACTACGTAGACAATGTTCTTGATATTGTTGGTGGTGTTGCAGGTATTAGTGGGTCAATCATTGCTACTATTGCACTGATTAGATCAATGAAATAGGAGGAATAAAGAATGGCATATTATTCAGTTAATACAAATTCTGATGAACTATACCATCATGGTGTTCTAGGAATGAAATGGGGAGTTCGTAAAGATAGACGAGCAGCCATTAAAACAGCTAAAAAAAATAGAAGGTTAAGAGATGAAGCTATTCAGAATCAATATAACAAGGCAGAGCGAAGCATTGAAAAACCTTATAAAAGAGGACAATTAATGTCAGCTAAGGACAATAAGAGACTTGAAACAGCTGATAGTAAAGCTCGAAATGATTGGACTAATTCAAAAAAACAATACAAATCGGATGTTAAGTCTGCTAATACTGCATATAGAAATAGCATGACAAATATTAAAAGAGGTTATGGTAATAGGTCATATGGAAAGGTTGCAGTAAAAGGTGTTGGTAGAGCTATTGGAGCTAAAGTAGGTGCATTTACCGGTTTTACTGCAGTTGGATTGGCTATGACTTTTGGCAAAGTAGGAGAAAAGCAAGCTGCTACTGCTATTAAAGTACTAGGACCAACATTAATGGGCACTGCCACTGTATTAACATTAAAAGATGCTGGTCAAACTTATATGAACAGAAAGTGGTCTGAAGAGCACCTAAAGAAAGATTATTAATTTTTAATAAATAGGAGCCGTCAAAATGGAAAATTCAATTAGTTCTAGGTTAGCACATGCCTGGAACGCTTTTTTTAATAGAGATCCAACTTACCGTCCTGACTATGGAGGATATTCTTATCAACCATTCAGAACGAGACTACGAAATGGTAATGAGAAATCTATTGTGTCATCAGTATTTACGCGAATCGCAATTGATTGTTCACAGATTGATATTCGACATGTAAAGCTAGATGAGAATGGTAGATATTTATCAGATATTAACAGTGGTCTTAATAATTGTCTTACTTTAGAAGCTAACATTGACCAAACTGGTAGACAATTAAAGAAAGATATTGTCATGTCTCTATTAGACGAAGGCGTAGTGGCTATTGTTCCTACAGATACAAAATTTGATCCTACTAAAACTGGTTCTATTGACATTGAAAAGTTGAGAACCGGAAAGATTGTAGAGTGGTATCCGGAACATGTACGTGTGAATCTATATAACGAGAAGACTGGTAGACATGAAGATGTGACTCTACCAAAAAGTATTGTGGCTATTGTTGAGAATCCACTATACGAGATTATTAATCAACCAAACTCAACATTACAACGATTGATTCGTAAGTTAAATCTATTAGATGTAATTGATGAACAGAGCGGAGCAGGAAAGCTAGATATGATTATTCAATTACCATATGTCATTAAATCAGATGCTCGAAGAAAACAAGCTGAAAAGAGACGTAAGGACATTGAAATGCAATTAGCTGGCTCTAAGTATGGTATTGCGTACACAGACGGTACTGAGAAAATTACACAACTTAACCGTTCAGTAGATAACAACTTAATGAGTCAAATCGAATACTTAACAAACATGCTATACAGTCAATTAGGAATTACACAAGCGGTAATGGATGGTACTGCAGATGAAAAGACAATGCTTAATTATTACAACCGTAGTGTAGAACCTATTATTGCTGCTATAGCAGATGAATTTAGAAGAAAATTTTTAACAAAAACTGCTAGAACTCAAATGCAGTCTATCGAATACTTCAGAAATCCATTTAACCTAGTACCGGTTAATGACATTGCTGAGATTGCCGATAAGTTCACTCGAAACGAAATTCTAACATCTAACGAAATTCGTCAGATTATTGGAATGAAACCATCTTCTGATCCAAAGGCAGACGAGTTGGTGAACAGTAACATTAGTCAATCAAATGCTGAAGTAGAAGAGAGATTAAATGGAGGTCAAGCAGACGAGACAAACAGTGAATATTCAGGAGAAGAATCGACTAGTTAAATCTATAGACAAAATAGCATAGAAAAACACTAGCAATATTCAAATGAACAAGAACTGTTTTTTTTTTGCTTTTTAGAAGGAGGAACCGTCAAAATGGAAAAATTTGATTTTGGTGGATGGGCTACTCGTAATGACATTAAATGTTCTGACGGTAGAACCATTCGTAAGAATGCTTTCGCTGATTGCGATGGTATTGAAGTTCCTCTGGTATGGAATCACTTGCACGATGACCCAGATAATGTTTTAGGACATGCAATGCTTAAGAATGAAGATTCAGGGGTCTATGCATATGGAAAATTCAATGATTCTCCATCTGGAAAATTAGCAAAAGAATTAGTGAAAAACCATGATGTTAAGCACTTATCAATTTATGCAAACCAATTAAAACAGAACGGAGGAGATGTCTTACATGGCGCAATCCGTGAAGTTAGCTTGGTTCTAGCTGGTGCAAATCCAGGAGCGTACATTGATACAATCCTAGCTCACTCTGATGATTCAGATGAAGCAGCAATCATTAACATTCATGAAGATTCAGACAGCATTGAATTGTACCACAGTGATTCTCAACCAGAAGAGAAGAAAGAAACAAAAGCAGAAGTAAAAACTGATGCAAAAGAAGAAAAGGAGACTAAGGAAATGAGCACACCTAACAATGACAAAACAATTAAGGAAATCTTTGACTCATTGAATGAAGAACAAAAAACAGTTGTATATGCCTTAATTGGACAAGCATTAGAAGACGCACAGGGCGGAGGCTCTGAAAACGAGGAGGACAAAGACATGAAACACAACGTATTTGACAACGAAATGAATGAAGAAAATGACACTTTAATTCACACTGGAATGGAAGTAATCATCAAGGATGCGAAACGTCAAGGAAGTATGCGTGAAAGTTTCTTAGCACACGCTGATGAATATGGAATTAAAAACATCGACTACTTATTCCCAGATGCTAAGAACTTCACTGATAAACCAGAATTTATCCAACGTGAAATGGGATGGGTACAAAAAGTTATGAGTGGAGTTCACCACACACCATTCTCACGTATTAAATCAATGTTTGCAGATATTACTGCAGATGAAGCACGTGCTAAAGGTTACATCAAAGGAAAGATGAAGAAAGAAGAAGTATTCAGCTTATTGAAACGTACTACAACTCCAACAACTATCTATAAGAAACAAAAGATGGACCGAGATGATGTAATCGACATTACAGATTTCGATGTAATTGCATGGTTAAAATCTGAAATGCGTATGATGTTGGATGAGGAAATTGCACGTGCAATCTTAATCGGTGACGGACGTTTAGCTTCAGATGATGACCACATCAAAACTGATAACATTCGTCCAATCGCTTTAGATGAAGATTTATACAATATCAAAGCAGATATTAATGTTGCTACTGGTGCAACTGGAGCTGATAAAGCTAAAGCATTCATTGACTCTGTAATCCGTAGCCGTAAAGACTACAAAGGTTCAGGTAATCCAACATTATTCACTACTGAAGATTTAGTAACTGAATGCTTATTATTGGAAGATAAAATTGGTCACAAACTTTACAAGACTGAAGCTGAATTAGCAACTACTTTACGTGTTAAAGAAATTGTTACAGTTGAAGTAATGGAAGGCTTCAAAGGCAAAGACCAAAAAGAAGTTGCTGGTATCGTAGTTAACTTAGCTGACTACAATGTTGGTGCTGATAAAGGTGGAGAAGTCAACATGTTTGATGACTTCGATATCGACTACAACCAACAGAAATACTTGATTGAAACTCGTTGCTCAGGAGCATTGGTTAAACCATACTCAGCTATCACTTTAGCTTATAAAGTTGCAGCTGCTTAGTCAGGAGATTCAAAATGGCAAAATTTTATGGAGAGATTGGATTTGCAATTGATAAGGAGACGGCCCCTGGAGTACATACTGATACGATAGAGCGCCGTTTTTATTATGGAGAAGTAAATTCAAGACATATACGAACTACAAATGGAAACAGTATTAATGACAATGTTAATGTTAGCGATGAGATTAGTATTGTGTCTGATCCATTTGCTAACGAACATTATTTTGCCATGAAATACGTAACTTACATGGGAGTTAAATGGAAAGTGGAAAACATTTCTGTTCAATTCCCACGTTTAGTTTTATCACTTGGAGGTATTTACAATGAGTAGCAATAGACTAGAGTTACATGAAAAACTAGTGGAAGTGTTAGGAAGTAGAAACGTATATTTCCAACCTCCAAAAAATATACAAATGAAGTATCCAGCTATTGTCTACTCTCTAAGTGGTATAGACCCAAGACGTGCCAATGATAAAGTGTATTTATTAAAGCATGCATATGATGTAACTGTAATTGATAAGGACCCTGATAGTGAAATTCCAGAAAGAATCGCACATTTCCCCCTTTGTCGATTCTCAAGAAAGTTCGAATCAGATAACCTTAATCAGACAGTATTCAAACTTTACTATTAATAGGAGGATACAATAATGGCTGAAACTAAAAAATTAGTTTGGGACCAGACAGGCGAAAGAGTCTATGAAACTGGTACCGAAAAAGGTGTTCTTTATCCATGTGTTGATGGAGCTTATCCAAAAGGTGCAGCATGGAATGGATTGACTGGTGTTTCTCAAAATCCATCTGGAGCAGAAGCAACACCTCTATACGCTAACAACAAGAAATACTTAAACCTTATTTCTGATGAAGAATTCGCAGCAACTATTACTGCATACACTTACCCTGATGAATTTGAAGAATGTGATGGTTCAGTTCAATTAGCACCAGGTGTGATGGTTGGACAGCAACCTCGTAAGACATTCGGATTGTCATATGTAACTTTAAAAGGTAATGACACTGAAGGTACTTCACATGGTTATATTATTCACTTGGTATACGGAGCTACAGCTTCACCTTCATCAAAAGACTACAAAACTACTAACAATGACCCAGAAGCTATCGAGTTCTCATGGGAAGCAACATGTGTTCCAGTAGAAGTAGAAGGTATGAAGAAACCAACTGCTCATATTACTATCGACAGTACTAAATGTAAACCTGAGGAATTAAAGAAATTAGAAGATGCTCTTTACGGAACAGAATCTACTGAACCTCATTTACCTTTACCTGCTGAATTAAAAACTATCTTTACTTCAGTAGCTGTGTAATAACCCACAAGAGGTATACCACATAATGGTCAATGCCTCTTCTTTTTTGTTTTAAGAAATTAATAAAGGAGATCGAATTTATGTTAAAAAAAACTATTACTTATACAGATTTTAATGGAACTGAACGTACTGAAGATTTTTACTTCAACTTAACTAAAGCAGAAGTTGTTGAAATGCAATTAGGTACAGTAGGCGGATTCGATGCAATGCTTGAAAACATTATTAAAGCACAAGATCAACCATCATTGATTAAAGAATTTAAGAAATTAATCAAGGCTTCTTATGGTGTTAAGAGCTCAGATGGTCGTAAGTTTGTTAAGAATGAAGAAGTGTTTGAAGACTTTGCTCAAACTGAAGCATATTCAAAACTATTCATGGAATTAGCAACTAATGATAACAGTGCTTCTGAATTTGTTGCAGGAATCCTACCACCTGATCTAGATAGCTTAGTAGATGACGTGAAGCCACAAGCTTAATTTAGAAAACAACAAGGGAGGTAGTTAAATGCTAGAAATTATTGTCGAACCAATTGAAGGCTGGGATTCTAGGAAAGAGGAATTCTTGACAATTCCTGGAGGAAAGCTTGTTCTTGAGCATTCTCTTGTCTCCCTTTCTAAGTGGGAGTCAAAATGGCATAAACCATTCTTAAGAGAAGGTAAGAAAACGCCTGAAGAGATTCTCGACTATATAAAATGCATGACCGTCAGTAAACAAGGAACTGATGATATTTACAATCACCTTTCCAATAAGAATATTGACGACATTAATAACTACATTGAAGACCCTATGACTGCAACTACGTTCACTTCCTTATCAAGTAAACACCAAGCACGTCAAGGAGAGTTTATTACATCAGAATTAATTTACTATTGGATGATTGCTCTAAATATTCCATTTGAATGTGAAAAGTGGCATCTAGAAAGACTGCTTACTTTGATTCGAATCTGCAATGACAAGAATACTCCTCCTAAGAAGATGAGTAAGGAAGAGATTATGGAAAGAAATAGAGCATTAAATGCACAACGAAAAGCTAAATTACATACAAAAGGATAAGGTGATGTTATGGGATTTAAGCTAAAAAGTAAAGGTGACTATTCTAAAACAACAAAGTACTTATCAGGCTTAAAGAAAGCCGAGTTCAAGAGAGTCCTAGAGTCATATGCTCATCAAGGAGTCAATGCTTTATCAGCGGCAACTCCAATTCGAACTGGTGAGACTGCTTACTCTTGGGATTACAAGATTATTGATAGGAATGGTCGAATAGAATTGAGATTCATTAATACACACATCAACAAAGGAGTACCTATTGCTATTATTCTGCAATACGGACATGGCACTGGTACTGGTGGTTGGGTAGAAGGAAGAGATTATATCAATCCTGCTGCTCAACCTTTTTTTGATGATGTAGTAGAAAGACTATGCCAGGAGGTGACTAAGTTATGAGCAACGTAATTGATGATAGAGTCGTGTCATTGGAGTTTGATAATCGTAATTTCGAGTCAAATGTATCAACTACTATGACTACTTTAGACAGATTAAAAGCCAAACTTAATCTCTCTGGAGCTAGTACTGGTTTAGAAAAAGTACAAAATACAGCTAAAAGTACACCTGCAAGTCTAGAAGGAATTGCTAGTTCTGTAGCCGCTTTAGAGCAACGATTTTCGACTATGGGTATTGTTGGCGCCACTGCAATTAGTAATATTACAACTAAGATGATGGAGTTGAGTAGTAAAACTTTGAATTTCTTGACTAATGGAGTTATTCAAGGCGGTATTTCTCGTGCTATGAAGATTGAGCAAGCCAAGTTCACAATGCGAGGTTTGCTTAATGATGAAAAAGCTGTAGCTGATATTATGGAAGATGTTAACTATGGTGTATCAGATACTGCGCATTCTTTAGATGCTGCCGCTTCGGTTGCTGCTCAGTTAGCTGCTTCTGGTATGCGTGCTGGTGACGGTATGAAAGCAGCATTGCGAGGTGTATCTGGTTTAGCTGCGATGTCTAACAGTTCTTATGAAGATATTGGTCGTATTTATACACAGGTTGCAGGTCAAGGCAAGTTGATGGGTGACCAGTTACTTCAATTCTCAGCAAGAGGTATGAATGTAGCTTCAACTATGGCTAAATATTTTCAAGAAGTAAAAGGGCAAACTACAATAACAGAAGCATCAATTCGTGACATGGTTACCAAAGGTAAAATCGACTTCCAAACATTTGCAGATGCTATGGACTGGGCATTTGGTGCTCATGCAAAGGAAGCCAATAAGACATTTAGTGGTTCAATGGCAAATATTCGAGCTGCATTAGCTAAGATTGGTGCTGAATTTGTAACTCCATTAATCAAGGAAAGTGGTCCATTTGTAAATTTCTTCAATGCGATTCGTGAAAAGATTAATGCAGTCAAAACATTATTAGTTGGTGATGGAACTGAAAATACTGTTAACTACATGAAAAAGTGGGGTGAAGCAGTAGGTTCTGTAATTCAAGGAGTCACTGATAAAATCACTAAATCTGACTGGTCTAAGTTTGACTTAAAAGACAAGACTAGTAACGTTGGAAAGATGGCTGATATTTTGTCTAACTTGGCTAAGGTAATTGGTCAAGTAGGTTCAGCTTTCAAGACTGCATTTAGTGATATTTTCGGCAAACAGACTTTGAAGTTGGATGGATTCTTAACAGGTCTACAAAAGATTTCTGAGAGTCTTGTTTTATCTGATGGTGCAGTAGATAAATTAACTAGAACTTTTAAGGGGTTATTCTCTGTAGTTGATTTAGCTAAGAAAGCTCTGTCAACATTAGGAAACTTTATCACAAGTATATTCTCGTCTGGAGCTGTATCTGGTCTAGGCGATTTATTTTTAACTTTAACTTCTGCAGTAGGTGATTTCTTTACTACTATTAATAAGAATGTTAAGACTGATGGTATTGCCAGTATATTTGATACAATTGCCCAAACTATTGGCAATCTTATTAAGACTATATCTGGTAGTGCTGATGGAGTGATATCTAAAGTTAGTGATATTTTTGGAAAACTTAAAGATGTCATTGGAAAAGGTATGGACTGGATTAGAAGTAACTTAACTGTAACTGATATTATGAAAGGCTTAGCTGCTGGTGGCTTCATTGGTATATTACAAAAACTAACTACTGCTATTGCTAATATTTTCTGGGAAGGAAGCCGCTTGCTTGCTTTATTTAGACAAAATGCTGAACAAGGTAAGATGGGTGATATTGGTGCACAGTTAACAAAAACACTTATATCTGCTAAGAACTCATTAAACGAATTTACTAAGACTTTAAAAGTTGGTCAGCTAGTTCTTGTGGCTGCTTCCATTGCTATATTAGCTAGTGCTCTAAGAAATCTATCAGAAGTGCCAATTGATAAATTGATTTCTGGATCAGGTGGTTTGTTAGCTGCTTCAGTTATTCTAGGTAAGGCGTTCAATAACATTCTTAGTGCCATTGATGGTAAGAAGAAAACTAGAGGCCTTGTAAAGAGTAGTCTTACTCTTATCGCTTTAGCAGAGGCAATGAATATTCTGTCAAAAGCTATGCAGAGGTTAGCAGGACTAAAAGTTACTGATTTAGCTCAATCAATTGCTGGCATCTGGGCAGGAATGAAGATTCTAACAACTTCTTTAAAAGAAATTTCTGGAGTTAAAGTTCCAATTAAGGCTGCTGCTTCATTACTAATTGTTGCTGAAACATGCAAAACTTTGGCAAAAGCTATGAAGATGTTTTCTGACATGTCATGGGATGAAATTGGTAGAGCTTCTATTGGTATGGGTGTTGCCCTTGCTGAAATAGTAGCTGCAGTCAAGATTCTAGAGATGGAAGGAAAGAATGGTGCATTTGGTAAGTCTGCTGTGAGTGGTGCTGCTAGTCTTGTTTTAGTAGCAAGTTCGCTTAAAAAGATTGCTAATGCGTTCAAAGACTTTGGATCTATGAACTGGGAAACAATCAAGAGTGCTTCTATTGGTATGGGTGCTGCTCTTGCTGAAGTTGTCGCATCAATTAAGGTTCTACAACTAGGTAAGTCAAGCGGATTTGACTCATTACTTTCAGCAGGAAGTTTAAAATTGGTTATTAGCTCACTTCAAGAGTTAGCTGAAGCATTTGCTAGATTTGCCGGTTTTAGTGTAGGTGAAAGTATCACTGGGCTAATGAATTTAGCTGGTTGCTTAACAATTGTTGCCGGTATCACTGGAATTCTAGGTGAGGTTACAAAAGGTTGGGGCTTACTAGGTGCAGTTAGCCTCAAAATGGTTATGACAAGCATGACTGAATTAGCAGAATCATTTGAGATATTCGCAAGTGTCAAACCAGAAGAGGCTGAAACTGGTCTTAAAGCTATGGGTGGAGCTTTGACTGAATTAGCTGTAATTGAAGGATTGCTTGGTAGCCTTGCTGGATTCTCTGGATTACTAGGAGCTATATCTTTGGATGTAGGGGTTAAGTGTTTAGGAGATTTAGCCAATGCATTACAACAATTTGGTTCAATGAGTTGGGATGAAATTAATACCGGATTAGTAGGAATGGGTTATGCTTTAGCAATTATGGCTGGAGCTAATTTTATTTCTGGTATTGAAGGTTTCGTTGGCTTGCTAGGAGCTGTTTCACTAGATGTGGGTGTCAAATCTTTAGGAGACCTAGCTGATGCGCTACAGAAATTCGGTTCAATGAACTGGGATGAGATTGGTAGAGGACTAACAGCAATGGGTCTTGCTATGGGTGAAACAGCTATTGGTGCATTACTGAATAGCTTGTCAGGTGCTGGTGCAACAAGCCTTCGTGTTGCTACAGTTGCGTTAAGTGCATTAGCCGATGCAATGCTTAAATGGAAAGATGTTCAAGTACCAGATAATCTAGGTTCAAATCTTGCCAAAATTGCAGGTGGAGTTGCAGCCTTTACTTTTGATGGGTTAGGAGCAGGAACAATTGCAATTCTTGGTGGCTCTATGAAAGACTTTGCTGAGGGAGTCAATGCTCTATGCACAGGTTACATTCCTGACAACATTGGAGATAAGCTAAGTACTATTGCCGATGGAGTTAAAGCCTTCACTTTAGGCGGTTTAGGTGCTGGTGCCATCTCAACTGTTGCTCCAAACCTTAAGAAGTTTGCTCAAGGTGTACAAGAGCTAAGTACAGGTTACATTCCTGATAATTTAGGAGAAAAGTTAAGTACGATTGCATCTGGCGTAAAAGCATTTACATTTGGAAGCAATGGTGCAGGAGTAATCTCAGAAGTAGCTCCATCATTGAAGAAATTTGCACAAGGTATTGACGCATTGTGTACTGGCTATATTCCAGATGACTTAGGTGAGAAACTAGCAAGTATTGGTAGGGCAATTAAAGCCTTTAACTGGGGTGGTAGTGGTGCAAACGCTATTGCCACTGTATCTGAAGCTCTTGTTCCATTTGCTGATGGAATTCATAAGATGGTAGAAGTTCAAATTCCAGAAGACTTTGGTGAAAAAATGAAATCTCTGTCAGATGCAATGACACAATTTAATAGTACTGCTCAAGCTTCTGGTATCTTAGCTGCTATGGGTCCTGCATTTAATACATTCGCGGACGGAATCGTCAAAATGGTTAGTGTTACTATTCCTGAAAACTTTGCAACTAATTTGGGTGATATTGCTACTAACTTAAACAAGTTCATGAATGTCACAAACTTAGCTAGTACTGGAGAGGGAATGAATTCTCTAGCTGATGCTATTGTTAAATTAAATGGGATTGACTTACAAAATATTGCAAGTGGATTAGACACTCTAGGAACTTCATTTGGAACATTCTCAACAAACTCTCAGTCATTGAAAGGTGTTGGGGATACTATCAAAAGTAACATTGTCAAACCGTTGAAAGATTCAGTTAAGAGTATGGATGCAGTTGGTAAAGATTTAATGAGCAGTATTGGAACTGGAATTAGTAACAACTCTGGAAGTATTACTGATGCAGTCAACAAAGTCATGAAAAGTGCAGCATCTGGCATTAGTACAAGTGCATTTAAGAGTGCGGGTACTAAGTGTGCTAAATTATTTGCATCTGGAATCAAGTCTGGTGCAAGTGGAGCTAAGACAGCTGCCAGATCTATGGCTAAATCAGCAGCTTCGAGTGCTAATGGTATATCATCATCTTTTAGAACCGCAGGTTTAGCTTGTGCTGAGGGATTTGCTTCAGGTATAGCTGCTGGTCAAAGTCAAGCAATTGCTGCTGCTGTTAATATGGCTGCCGCTGCCTATGCTGCTGCTAAGAAAAAGTTAGATGTAAACTCACCATCTAAACTATTCCGTCGTATGGCAATCTGTGTTCCAGAGGGATTTGCTCAAGGTATTGTTAGAGGAACTAAGTATGTTATAGCTGCTTCTCGAAAGATGGCTAATACATCAATTGATACTACTAAAAATGCCTTAAATAAAATAGCAAGTCTTAATCTGGATTCTATTAACACAGATCCAACAATTAGACCAGTTGTAGATTTATCAAATGTCTCTGCTGGAGCGGATAAGATTGCTTCAATGCTTAATCTTAACCCATCTGTCGGACTTGCAGCTAACTTAGGAGCTATTAATTCAGCAATGAATAGTAGAAATCAAAATGACTCAAATCAAGATGTTATTAATGCATTAAGAGATGTAAAACGTGCAATTACTAAATCTGCTAAACCTACATATAACATCAATGGCATTACATATGATGATAGTTCAAATGTATCTAATGCAGTAAGTGATTTAGTACGTGCTGTAAAAATAGAAGGAAGAGTGTAATATGGCAAAAGTATCAAATTTAAAAGTACAACTTCAAGCGGGTACTAGTAATACCGTATTCGCTTCCTGGGAATTTTCAGATCCAGAAGCTTCGTCAAGTGGCTCTGGTGGAGGTGGTGGCTCTGTTTCTGTGGGAAGTTGGGTCAGAGTAAAATCTGGTGCATCTTGGTATAACGGAGCTGCTATACCTTCTTTTGTTTACAATTATAGATGGAAAGTAATAGAAATTAACGGTGATAGAGCTGTAATCAACGACTCTGATTCAGGAGGATTCCGTATTTGCAGTCCTATTCACGTTAATAATTTACAAGCAGCATAAGGAGGGATAAGATGTCAGGTAATAGAATTCCTGGTCATGGTGATCACTACGAGGTCCGTTGGTGGTACATGGCTGGTGGTGTCTGGTTTGATGGTGGTTCATCTTCTACAGACATTAATAACGTAACATATAATTATCCAACTAATGCTACTAGACTATGGGTTGAAGTAAAACCAGTATCTCAGACTTATCAAGATGGTAATGGTAACACTCAATCATATTGGTCAAGTGAGGCAGTTCATACAGAAATTTCGGTTTTAGATTTGCCTCCTGCTCAGTTATCAGCTCCTTCAGTAGAAATTGAGAAGTATAACTTAACGGCAAAGATTGAAAACATTACAGATGCCAAAGCTTCCTATGTAGAATTCGAAGTAGTCAAAGATGACATGGTGTTTAATGTTGGACGTGTTGAAGTTAAGACTGCTAGAGCAATCTATGTATGCCCAATTGATGCTGGTGGTAAGTATAGAGTCCGATGTAGGGCTATAAATGTAGTTAGTAATAAAGACGTAGAAGGTGAATGGTCCCAGTATTCTTCTGAAATTGGGGCTATGCCTTCTGCTCCTACTAATGTTCGAATTGAGATCGAATCTACAAAATCAGTCAAAGTAACATGGGATGAATGTCCTACGGCTACTAGTTATAAAGTTGAATACGCAACTAATAAGTTATATTTCGATGCAACTTCTGAAGTGAAATCTCAGACGGTCGAAACTAACTATTGTATCATCACAGGAATTGAGCAAGGTCATGAATATTATTTCCGTGTTAAAGCTATTAACTCAAAAGGTGAGTCTACATGGAGTGACATTATATACAAAATTGTAGGTACTAAACCAGAACCTCCAACGACATGGTCTTTAACTGCTTCTGCTATTATCGGTGACCCAATGACATTATATTGGACTCACAACTCCCAAGATGCATCTAAACAATACGAAGCTCAAATTGAGTTAACTATCAATGGAATAGCGGATATTATCACTTTAGATACATCAAAAGATGAAATTAAAGATGGTGAAACTAAGATTTACACTTATGACTTAGACCTTTCAAAATACACTACTGGAGCAGAGATTCTGTGGCGTGTTAGATCAAGAGGTGTATCACTTGAATACTCAGATTGGTCTGTTCAAAGAAAGATTAACACATATGCACCTCCAACTATTCAATTGATTGTTAATGGTGGTGTAGGGATATTAGAGAAGTACCCATTTGAGATTGTTGCAAAAGCTGCACCTAGTACTCAAAAGGCAATCAACTTCCATATTTCAGTCACTGCTGAATCAAGTTATAGAACACAAGATTCTACAGGTACTGATGTAATTGTTAACTCTGGTTCTGTTATATTTAATAAAAATATTTCAGCTACTAGTAACAATCTTACTTATAGCTTAATGCCACAAGATTGCACATTAGAGAATAATGAGCCATACAAACTTACTGTAACTGCTTCAATGAATTCTGGATTAACTGCTACTGCCGCAATGAACTTTACTGTTCACTGGGAAGAAGTAATATATTATCCAGACGCAAAAGTGGCTATTGATAGAAACTCAGTGTCAGCTTATATTTCTCCAATTTGTAGAGATGCAGAAGGTACAGTTATAGATAATGTGGTATTAAGTGTATTTAGAAGAGAGTTTGATGGAACATTTACTGAGATTGCTTCAGAAATTCCTAATTATGGTTCAGTATCTGTGACTGATCCACATCCAGGAATGGACTATGCTAGATACAGAATTGTAGCAAGAAATAAGAACACAAATGTATTAAGTTACAGTGACATTGCTGCTTACAAAGTGAATGAACCTGGAATAATTATTCAATGGGATGAAGAGTATGCCTCTTTTGATTCAACTGGTAATTATAGTCCTGGTGTTCGTGATTATCATGGGTCAATGGTTAGACTTCCTTACAATGTTGATACAAGTGAAAGCTCAGATGTAGATGTTTCGTTAGTTGAATACATTGGCAGAAGACATCCTGTAGCTTACTTTGGTACACAAATTGGAAAGAGTGATAGTTGGACTTGTGAGATTCCAAGAACTGACAAAGAGACTATCTATGCTCTTAGAAGATTACAACAATGGATGGGAACCGTATATATTAGAGAGCAGAATGGAGTTGGATACAATGCCTTTGTGAACATCACATTCTCAAATAAACATGACGGTTTGACAATTCCAATTACATTATCGGTTAAACAAGTTGAGGGAGGTATTTAGTCATGCCTGATTTAAGTCTAGATGGCAATGTACAAGTTCAAAAGTATGAAGTTAATTGGCACGAGTCAATGCAACAAACTTATGAATTTTATGTTGTAGATCCTTCAACTTGGAAAGATGTTAAATTATTAAATGAGGTAGAATCATGCTCGATTACTAGAGATGCTAGTGTTCAGACATTGGGTTCTGCCTCTTTTAATGTTGGAGAAAGCTTAGATGAATGCTATGTTAGAGTGTATCTTGTAGTAATTCAAAATGGCTTTACTTCGAAGTTTCCATTAGGCACATATTTATTACAGACTCCTGCAGCTGAGTTTGACGGTAAGCAAAAGAAATATTCTATTGATGCTTATACACCTTTAATGGAGTTGAAAGAGTCTTACCCACCTATTGGATATTCTGTTCCAAAGGGAACACAAATTATGCCACTAGCTTGTAACATATTTAGAGAACATATGAGAGCCCCAATCATCTCAGCTAAGAATGAAGAGAAATTATATTCTAATTTTGTAGCTAATTTAGATGATACATGGCTCTCTTTTCTTATTGACTTTGTGGCTAATGCAAAGTATCAGATTAAGTTAGATGAATTAGGTCAGGTTATATTTGAACCAGTTGTAGCTGATGAATCGTTACAGCCTGTTAAAGAGTTTAATGATGATAACAGCTCGATTCTATTACCTAGTATCAAAGATGATAGAGACTTGTATGGTATTCCGAATGTTGTTGAGGTTGTATATTCTACAGATAAACTACATTGATGTTAGCATATAAATAGGACTAGTCAAAAAGAGAAAATTTACACCAGTGGTACAATAGAAAGAGGATGATTCAAAGACAAAGGAAGGCAAAAGAAAATGGCAAATAAAAAGAAA